GACGGGTTTGCAGTGACTGGGCGTAACGAACAGGTGGTGTTCATGAGTCGTCACGCCGATCACCGCGTCGTATTCCAGTGTGGAATGGTAAAGCGCGGCCAGCCGAAGCACCGCAGAAAATGAAACTAAAGCAAAAGGTTAGCGCTGAAACTGGCAAGCCAGTGCCTAAGTGCTGGGTAACTGAGTGCAACTACACTGTTGCGTTCTGTAAAACCAGCGAGAAGGGCGGCATGTACCAGATGTTAGCGCCAAGAAGCAGCAAGCCGTTTGCGTACACGCCAGATAAGAACGAAGTAAGAATGATAATTAAGCTTCATAAGGAGCAGCAAGTTGATAGTGATTAACCTGCCATGGCCACCTCACCAGCTAAACCCAAACAAGCGCCTGCATTGGTCTCGCAAGAGTCGCGCTGCTCGGCTGTATCGCAATATGTGTTATGTCTTGGCTAAGAGTGAGGTCCAGTCGAGCGGCTACCATTTTGCTGGCACTGGCAAAATGGTTTTCTCCATTGAGTTTTGCCCACCAGACAAGCGCCGTCGTGATGACGACAATATGCTAGCGGCATTCAAGGCTGGCCGTGACGGCGTGGCTGATGCGCTAGGGGTTGATGATAATAAGTTCGTTACAAGTTTCGAGGTGTGCGAGCCGGTGGCCGATGGCGCAGTCAGAGTAACGATTCAGGAGCGCGATCAATGATTTATCGTAATGTTTTGAGCGCCGTGGTATCTGTTCTGGCGGCCGAATGCATTGATAACACAAGCAAGCAGGCTTGGCAGCGACTCGCTGGCGATGACGAGCGTCCTGCGGGTGGCGGTATGAGCGCAGATGACAGAGCGCTGCTTGATTGCTGGGCACACGCTCGACTACATGCTCAGCTATCGCCAAGACATTGGAGTGTGCTGGTTGCTAAGTATTCAACTCACAAGGGTCGCAAAGTGCAAGCTGCCGGCAGGCTTGCGGCGCTGGTTAGTACGCCAGCTCCAAAGCTGTTCTTGTCGTATGCAGTATATGCTTGGGCGATACCACCGCTTAAAGGCGCTGATGGTAAGCGTGATGATTCAGTGCTGGCCTTGCCGCCCCGGTGTTATGACATGAATGCCTGGGATGTAGAGGCGCGCCCGGAGCGCACGCGCAGAAGGTGGCGGGCTGATATATTTAGAGCTCTAACTGATATTGAGTATGCGGCGCTTGCTAGTGCTGAAGAGATTCTTTGTAGCGAGGGCCTGCTGCCACTAAGTCACGACTATATGTATACCAAGATCGCAAGTAGTTGACATGAGTGGCCGCATGGCCGAATATATACCCATCATGCCATTTTAACGCGCGTATGAATTATACACGAACCCCAGCCAAGCAATTGACTGGGGTTTTTTATTGCCTACTATTTGCCCTGTTGGGTTGAGAGATGCGAGCCATGCCTGATAAAGATCTGAGTTTTTGGGCTGGCATCGTCGCGACCCTGCGTGAGCATGGGTTGCTTATGATGATGACTTTTGTTGTTAGCTATATGCGCCTGCAGCTATACGGTAATGGCCGGACGTGGAAAGCAGAGCTGCTGGAGGCGGTGCTGGGGACTACCGTCATCATGATGACAGCCAAAGGTCTGCAGGCGATGGAGATCAATGAGGGGTGGTCTTGGGGAGCCTCAATCTTTATTGGCTTGATTGGTATTGATAAGGGGCGTGAGTTTATTGAGCGCTGGGCTAATAGAAGATTTGGTAATGGCTGATGTAACTGGTCTGGGTGAGGTGGTCAGCGCTCTAGATAGGCTGGGTAAGGACGCGCCAAAGGCTCTGGCCGATGCGATCAATCATACGTCTAACCAATCCCGCATAGCGTTGCGCCAAGAGATGCAGTCCGTGTTCGCCAGTCCAACACCCTTTACTTTGAATGCGATAGCTGTGGATGTTGCGCGTCCAGTTGGTGATCCGGAAGGTGCTGTGTTTGTTAAGGATATGGCAGGAGGCAAGAACCAAGCGCCTACTGACTGGTTAGAGCCGCAAGTGTTTGGTGGTGAGCGAAAGCTTAAGGACAGCGAAGAGAAGCTGCGAGCGTGGGGCGTACTACCAGCGGGTATGTATACCTTGCCTGGCAAGGGAGCCAAGATCGATGCATACGGAAACATGGCGAACAGTCACATCATCCAGATTCTTTGGGGTATGCGTAGGCTTAAGACGCACGGTCGAAGTCGCCGCCATAGTGAAGGCGATCGTGAACCATTCTTTATCTTGCATCGTGGTGGAATACCTATAGGAATCGCGGAGCGAACAGGCAAGAGCATTAAGATTGTACTAGTGTTCACAAGCAAGCCTAGCTACTCGAAGCGCCTAGACTATAGCGCGGTGGTTGAGCGTGTAGCCGATGAAAACCTCCTGACAAACATCGATGCGGCAGTGGTTAAGCTGCTGTCGTAACCGATGCGCCGCTTTGCCTTATGGGTTAATGCGAATAATTCCTATTAATAAATATTCTCAAGGTACTCCCAGCCCCCACCCCCCACCGAGGGTGATTCCAGCTCGGTAGATATCTACTTATGAGAAATTATCAGGGTTGGTTGTTGTTTAGTCATGAGCAAATTTAAACAGGAAAAGCAGCGTGGCTGGTTAAACAAGTCAGAGATGGCAGACAGCCTCGGCATATCAACCCAAGCCTTTGATAAATGGGGTGTCGAGCCAATTGCGCGCATTGGCCGCGAAGCGTTTTTTGATGCCCGATCTGTAGTCAATAACAGGGTTGGAAGAATTGACTCTATACAACAACCGAGCGATGAGATTGATCCGCTAGCAGAGCAAAAGCTGGTACAGGAGCGCTTGCGCTTAACGTCAGCCCAGGCTGCCGCGCAAGAATTAAAAAACGAAGTGTCAAATCGCACTTTAATCCCTTCTGAGTTTATCGCTTTTACATTGTCACGACTTGTTCCAGAAATCAGTTCAACACTCGACACGCTGCCTATGGTCGTGCGCCGTAGGCATCCAGAGTTAGAGCCGCGCCACCTTGAAACTCTAGAGCGGGAGGCAACAAAAATTCGGAACGCTTGCGCCAAGCTTGCAAGCATATTGCCGGAGTTAATTGATGAGTATCTCGATAGCACAGAGTGAGTCAGTCGCCGCTGCTATCGAGGCGGGGCTTGCCTCGCTATACAAACAACCGCCTTTAACACCCGTCGAGTGGGCAGATGAGCATTTCTACCTGTCCAGCGAGTCGTCATATCAAGAAGGTCGCTGGGAAACATTACCGTTTCAAGTTGCACTCCTGAACGCTATCGGTAATGACCAGATCAGAACCGTAAACATTATCAAGTCAGCTCGTGTTGGCTACTCAAAAATGCTGCTGGCAGCAGGCGGTTATCAGGTTCAGCACAAGCGTAGAAATATACTCTTTTTAGTGCCCACAGATACCAGCGCTAAAGGCTTCATGAAGTCGCAGATTCAAACAATGATCCGTGACGTTCCTGTAGTTCGCGCACTGGCGCCATGGTTTGGTGTTAAGCATTCAGACAACACGCTCGACACCAAGCGCTTTAGTCACGGCAAACAGCTGTGGTGTCGCGGTGGTGCGGCAGCTGCAAACTATCGTGAGTTATCTGCTGACACTGTTATTTACGATGAGCTGGCAGCATTTGAACAAGACGTTGAGGGTGAGGGTAACCCAACTTTTCTGGGTGACAAGCGTATTGAGGGCTCTGCGTTCCCTAAGTCCGTGCGCGGCAGTACTCCAAAAACAAACCGTGGCGAGGATCTACGCTGTCAGATCAGCTCTGCTGCTGATGAGTCTGGCCATCTTTTAAAACTCAACGTGCCATGCCCGCATTGTGGCGAAGAGCAAAGCCTCAAGTGGGGCGGTAAAGATTGCGACCATGGCATTAAATGGGATTCTGATAATCCATTAGGCGCGTGGTATGTCTGCGAGCACAACGCTTGTGTTGTCCAGCAGCATGAAATGTATGAGCAACAGCCGAAAGGTCGATACATTTGCGAAAGCACAGGTATTTGGACACGCGATTCTTTCGAGTTCTATGACAAAGACGATCAGCCAATCCCGACGCCTGAATCAATCAGCTTTCATATCTGGACCGCATACAGCCCGTTTACTACGTGGGGCCGTATTGCTGCTGACTTCCTGAAAGTCAAAGCAGATCGCGACAAGCTAAAGACATTCACCAACACCACGCTGGGTGAGGTCTGGGAAGAAGATCAAGGCGAAAAAGTTGAGTGGGAAACTCTCTACGGTCGCCGCGAAGTCTACCCAGCCGTGCCAGAGCGTGCGCTGTTTCTAACCGGTGGAATTGACACCCAAGACGACCGCTACGAAGGCCGCGTTTGGGCATTTGGTGCCGGTGAAGAAAAGTGGCTCGTTGATAAGTGGGTGTTAACCGGTGATCCGGCCAGTGAAGAGCTGCGCAAGAAAGTACGTGAGCGCTGCAGGTTGCAGTATACCAAGCCAAACGGACAGCAAATGGCTGTTGGGCGCTGGTGCTGGGACTCCGGTGGGCACTACACAGATGAAGTCTACGCAGAGTCGCGAGCGCTTGGTGTGACGTGGGTGATCCCGATCAAAGGTGAATCAGTTTATGGGCGGCCGATTGCATCGTTTCCGAATAAGCGTCGAGCAGGTAGCAGGGTTTACTTGACGATGGTTGGTACGGATAACGCTAAAGAATTGATTTATGGCCGCTTAAAGATGCCGTTTACGCCAAACGAAGTATTGCCGGGATTTATCCATTTGCCAGCCAACGATCTGATCTGTGACGAAGATGAAGTGAAGCAGCTCACGGCTGAGGCCAAGGTTATGCAGATCGTTAAAGGCAGGCGCGTTTATCGATGGCACGCAGGCGGCAGGCGAAATGAGGCACTTGACTGTCTTGTGTACGCAATCGCAGCACTGCGTATAAGTCAGCAGCGCTTTGGTATCGATCTTGACGCGCTAGAACGTGCGCGGCTTGCGGAGAGCAAACCCGAAGAGCAACAACCTGAAAAGAAACAGCAGTCACAACAACCCGCTGCAGGCGGCTGGCTAAACCTAGGAGGCGGAACATGGCTGTAAAAACACAAGCACAACTTATGGCTGAGCGTTACATCGAGGCCGAAATGGCGGTGCTGGACGGCAAGGCGATTCAGTTTGGTGGCAGAACATTAACCATGGAAAACCTCAGCCAGATCCGCGAAGGGCGCAAAGAATGGGAGCGCCG